AGAAACACCCCCCCGGTAGGAGTCCCAACCTCCTCCCAAAATGCCGGTATATTTACATTTCTATTTAATTAGTCTTATACTGGCCCCCACCACTTATATATCAACCACATGATTACGTTGATTCCCCCGATCGAGGAGAACATCCCGCTCCCGTCGAACGCAGCCGAGGCAATGCCAAAACTGACGCCGACTGAAGAATTGAATATGCGGGCCAACGTGGTGAAGCTGATGTCGGACCTGACCGGCCAGCCCCTTTCTCCCACGCAGAGTAATATTGAGGAGGCCACTGCCTTAGCTCAGCAGATGGCCAAAGACCCCCAATTACGCCCTAACTTTACTAATTACCCCAACGAAACGCTCGCATATCTGGCCGGTATGGTGGCCCAGATGAATCAGTCTATTGTCCACGACCTCGCTGAATTGAAGATGTACGTGGTCAATAAGCTTGTGGCAGAGATTGAACATGCTAAGGATCCGAAGATCCGCGTCGCGGCACTATCAAAACTTGGAGAAGTGGATGGTGTTGACGCCTTCAAGCGCAGAACTGAATCGACCATCAAGGTTCAGACGCTTGAAGAGGTGGAAAGAGAGCTTGCTCGGACTCTGGAGAGCCTTGAGAACAAGATAATTGACGTGGAAGCCAACGAAATCGTACGCTCCGAGCCCGAAATCGATGAGTGAAGCGTTAAAAATCAGTCCAGAGCAGATATTTAAGCTCAAAAAACTCGCCCCAAACCTGCCACTGAACGAGAAAAAGCGGGTTTTAGACCTTTTAAAGACCTACGAGACCCAAGTTACACAGCAACTTGGGCGAACTTCCTTCTTGGATTTCGTCAGGCACGTCTATCCCGGCTATAAAGTAGGCCCGCATCACTTCAAACTTGCCCAAATCTTCGAAGATATTGCCTCTGGCAAGAAAAAACGGGTGATTGTTAATATCGCCCCCCGTCATGGCAAGTCTGAATTGATCTCTTATCTCGCGCCAGCGTGGTATTTGGGTAAATTTCCCCAGAATAAGGTCATTATGGCCTCGCATACAGCGAGTTTGGCCGAGACTTTTGGTCGTAGAGTCCGAAATCTAGTGGATTCCGACTCATACAAGGACATTTTCCCGCAAATCAGCCTGCAACAAGATTCAAAATCAGCTTCTAGATGGGGGACGAACTTTGGTGGCGAATACTTTGCATCAGGCGTTGGGGGTGCTCTCGCTGGCCGGGGGGCTCACCTATTTATTATCGATGATCCACATTCTGAGCAGGAAGCCAAGACCGGACGACCCGAAGTTTTTCTACCTGCATGGGAGTGGTTTCAATCTGGGCCTATCCAGCGTCTTATGCCTAATGGGGCTATTATCGTTGTGATGACAAGATGGTCAAAACTGGACCTCACAGGCCAGATTTTGAACCAAATGCAGCGAGAAACCGGGGTAGATCAGTGGGAAGTGATCGATTTTCCGGCAATTAAGGACGACGGCGAGCCACTTTGGCCTGAATTCTGGTCACTACAAGAGCTTTTAGCCAAGAAAGCAGCCCTTGATATCCGGTACTGGCAAGCCCAGTACATGCAGAACCCCACTTCCGAAGAAGGCGCACTGATTAAGCGTGAGTGGTGGAAGATTTGGGATAAAGAAGAGCCACCAGACTGTGAATTTACGATCATGAGTCTGGATGCGGCGCAAGAAACCAACACACGTGCAGACTATAACGCGCTGACGACGTGGGGCGTCTTCTTTAATGAAGAGGTCAACAACTACAACATCATCCTGCTCAACTCGATTAAGCGGCGCTTGGAGTTCCCGGACTTAAAGAAGCTCGTGATCGAGCAGTATAAGGAGTGGGAGCCTGATGCGTTCATGGTTGAGAAGAAGTCCAACGGCGCAGCGTTGTATCAGGAGCTTCGTCGCATGGGTGTGCCCGTGGGCGAGTTTACGCCGGGTAAAGGTCAGGATAAGATCAGTCGCGTGAATGCTGTCTCGGATTTATTTGCATCCGGTATTGTGTGGGCACCCGACCGCAGGTGGGCTAAAGAAGTAATCGAGGAATGTAATGATTTCCCAAGCGGGGCTAACGACGACCTCGTTGATTCAACTACACTAGCATTGATGCGGTTCCGGCAAGGGGGGTTCATTCGCCTGCCCAACGATGAGCCTGAAGAGCCGCGTGGGTTCCGTCGCCGACGTGGCGCGTACTACTGATTAGGAAATGGTCATGGCAACGAACATGATTGATAAAAGCGTCTATCAGGCTCCGACCGGTATGCCGCTAAATGGCGAGACTCTTGATATTGAGATCGTAAACCCGGAGATGGTGACGCTCGACGACGGCAGTGTGGAAATCACACTCATGCCGGAAGCCGAAGCCGGAGAAGAAGATGAGTTCAACTCAAACCTTGCTGAAAAACTTGACGAGCGCATTCTTACTAACCTTTCTTCTGAACTCACCGAGCTGGTTGAAGCCGACATTACTTCCCGCAAGGATTGGTCTGATACATATGTCAAGGGACTTGAGGTTCTAGGCTTCAAGTACGAGGAGCGGACGGACCCGTGGGAGGACGCGTGTGGTGTGTATTCCACTGTCTTGTCTGAAGCTGCGATCCGGTTCCAAGCCGAGACAATGAGCGAGACGTTCCCGGCTGCGGGTCCGGTCAAGGCCAAGATTCTGGGGGAAGTAACGAAAGAGAAGGAAGCTGCCGCTGAACGCGTTCGCGCGGACATGAATTATCAGTTGACTGAGCGGATGGTGGAGTACCGCTCAGAGCATGAGCGGATGTTGTTTAGCTTGAGTCTGGCTGGGTCTGCGTTCAAGAAGGTCTACTACGACCCCCGCTTGCGTCGGCAGGTCTCTGTTTATATAGCAGCAGAAGAAGTCATCGTCCCATACGGGGCGTCTCACATCGAGATGGCTGAGCGGGTCACGCATACGATGCGTAAGACCAAGAACGAGATGGCTTTCATGCAGTCAAGCGGGTTCTACCGCGACGTTGAGCTTGGCGAGCCGGTGTCGTTCTTCTCTGATATTGAGAAGCGCAAGGCAGAAGAAAACGGCTATACCCTGACCTCTGATGATCGGTACATGCTCTATGAGATCCACGCGGATCTGATTATTGAAGGCGTCGATGATGAGGACGGGCTTGCCAAGCCCTATATCGTGACGATTGAGAAGGGTACCGGTACTGTCTTGGCGATCCGCCGCAACTGGGAACCCGATGATGATCTACAACTTAAACGGCAGTTCTTCGTACACTATGGATACATTCCCGGATTTGGTTTCTACCATCTCGGCCTCATTCACATTGTGGGTGGATACGCTAGAGCAGGTACTTCTATCCTTCGCCAACTCGTTGACGCTGGCACTCTTTCAAATCTTCCGGGAGGTCTTAAATCTCGTGGACTGAGGATCAAGGGCGACGAGACCCCCGTCGCACCGGGCGAGTTCCGAGATGTGGATGTGCCCAGTGGCACGATCCGAGACAACATCCTGCCGCTGCCGTACAAAGAGCCGAGTCAAGTGTTGGCCGCACTTCTCGAAAAGATCACGCAAGAAGGTCGTAGGCTCGCAGCCATCAGTGATTTAAATATCTCTGATATGAGTGCGCAGGCACCGGTCGGTACCACGCTGGCGATTCTGGAGCGGACTCTCAAGCCGATGGCTGCGGTCCAAGCGCGTGTTCACTTCGCGATGAAGCAGGAGTTCAAGCTCCTGAAGGCGATCATTGCTGAGTACGCGGACGAGCCATATGACTACATCCCCGAGGGGGTGGACCGTCGGGCGCGGGCTGCGGACTACGCACAGGTTGAAGTCATTCCGGTCAGTGATCCCAATAGTGCCACGATGGCGCAGCGCGTTGTCCAGTACCAAGCCGCGATGATGATGGCGAAGGACGCGCCGCAGATTTATGACCTCCAGTATTTACACCGACAGATGCTGGAAGTGCTTGGGATCAAGAACGCGGACAAGATTGTCCCGATGCAGGAAGACCAGAAGCCGCGTGATCCGATCAGTGAGAACATGTCTGTACTAGTCGGCAAGCCTCTCAAGGCATTCATCTACCAAGATCACGAGGCTCACATCGCAACACATATGAGCTTCATGCAAGATCCAATGATCATGCAGACGATTGGTCAGAACCCGCAGGCCCAGCAGATTATGGCTGCGCTGCAAGCTCACATCGCAGAGCACCTTGGGTTCAACTATCGCAAACAGATCGAAGAGCGGCTTGGCGCTGACCTTACTGTGCCGGATGCAGAGTTGCCAGAAAGCATTGAGGTCGAGTTGTCCCGCCTCGTCGCACAAGCGGCTCGTCAGCTTACACAGCAGCACACGCAGCAGGCTCAGCAACAACAAGCTCAGCAGCAAGCACAAGATCCGCTCTTCCAGATCGAGCAGCAGAAACTTCAGACGCAGCAGCAAGAAGTCCAGCGCAAGGCTCAGAAGGATCAGGCGGACATCCAGCTTGCGAAGGGCAAGCTTGAGCTTGAGGCTCGCAAACTTGTTATCGAGGCGCAGAAATCAAAAGCCGACATGGATAACAAGCAGCAGGAGTCGCAGAGCAAGCAACGCATGGAGCTTCTGACTAAAGCGATTGAGATGCAAAACGGCGCTACTGCGCGTACAGATAAACAGAATGAAGCAAGAGGAAACCGCCGAGCGGCGGTGTTGGACAAGTTAATGGCAAGTAAATCGGCAGAAGCCCCGAAGACTAAGGCTCCGAAGAAACCCAAGGAGTAATACGTGGCTAAGACCGTCTATGACGTGCTGAAAGAAAAAATCGAAGAGCATCGCTCTTCTGCTATCGAGATGCTTAGCGCGGGTTCCGCAACGGACTACGCTAAGTACCGCGAACTGTGCGGCTTGATCCGGGGTCTAGAGACCGCACTGCGTGAAGTGTATGACCTTGCGAAACATCAAATGGAACTTGATGATGACTGATACTACTGAAGTCCCGATGACCGACGAGGAGCTTGAAAGTAATATTCCACGACCGGTCGGCTACAAGCTGTTAATTGCTCTACCTCAGATCGAAGAAACGTACGAGTCTGGGCTGATTAAGGCCGATAAGACGATGTACTACGAACATGTCCTTAGTATGGTTGGACTTGTTCTAGATATGGGCGAGCAAGCGTACAAAGACCCCGAGCGATATCCCACGGGTCCGTGGTGCAAAGTTGGTCAGTATGTATTGTTTAGGGCCAACACAGGCACTCGGTTCAAGGTTGGTGGGGTCGAGTATCGGCTTATGAACGACGACGGCATCGAGGCTGTTGTTGATGATCCGCGTGGCATCACGCGTGCATGAGGTGAACTATGCCATTCGAAAAAGTTGAATTTAAGTTTCCGGACGAGATCGCCAAAGATCAGAAGCCTGACGAGATCGAAGTTAAGGCGTCAGAGGTTCTGCTTGATGTCGAGGATAAGCCGGAGGCTAAACCCAAGCCGGAAGCCAAACCACGACCCGAAGTTGCGGTTAAGGACGATCCGAAGGACGAGATTGAGATTGAGGTGGTTGATGACACACCCGCCAAAGATCGAAACCGCAAACCGTCCACTCCCCCTGATGAGGTAACTGACGACGAGCTTGCTGAGTATTCCGAGAAAGTCAAGAAGCGGATCCAGCATTTCTCCAAGGGTTACCACGACCAGCGTCGCGCAGCAGAAGCTGCGATGCGGGAAAAAGAAGAGGCTATCCGATACGCGCAGAAACTCATCGATGAGAATAATGCGCTAAAACAACGCGCCACCAAGACGCAGGAAATGGTGGTCCAACAGGCGAAAGTTCGGGTTACTGCTGAGCTTGAGAAAGCGAAGAAAGAATTCAAAGAGGCGTATGACTCGGGTGAAGCGGAGAAACTAACCGCTGCGCAAGAAGCTATCGCTGATGCGAAAATCAAGCTCGATAAGCTGGCTAATTACAAGCCGCCTAAAACAGCCCCTTTACAAACGCCAAAAACTGATGTAAAACAAGAAACACAATCCGCCCCAGCAGTCGCTCCGGATCCAAAAGCGGAAGCGTGGCAACGCGCTAATACGTGGTTTGGACAGGACGATGAGATGACCAGCCTCGCGCTGGGGTTGCATCAAAAGTTGGTCCGCGAGGGTGTAGACACTCGCAGCGACGATTATTACCAACGCATCGATACTCGGATGCGGCAGCTCTTCCCGGATAAGTTCGAGGACTCGAACTTAGACGACGAAGAAGATGAAAAACCGGCCCCCAAGCCGCGCCAAAAGAGTAATCCTGTCGCTCCCGCGAGCCGCAGCGTTGCGCCCAAGAAAATCACGCTGACCAGTACACAGGTAGCTCTGGCTAAGAAGCTTGGAGTTCCGCTGGAAGAGTACGCCAAACAGGTTGCATTAGAACTGAGGAAACAAAATGGCTGAGACTAGAGAAAACCGCACGAATCGTGAACAAGATACCCGCAATAACTTTGTCCGCCGTCAAAAGTGGCAGAGTGCTGATGGGCTACCTATTCCGAATCAAGAACCGGGCTGGGCGTATCGCTGGGTTCGTCTAAGTATGGGTGGACAAGTCGATGCCAAGAATGTGTCCTCAAAGTTCCGTGAGGGATGGGAACCTGTACGAGCTTCAGATCACCCCGAGATTTTCACTCTACCCGGCGAAAATGACCGGTTCAAAGACAATATCGTGGTTGGTGGCCTGATGTTGTGCAAGACTCCCGTCGAGTTTGTTAAAGACCGAAACGCGCATTTCAAGGGGATTACTGATTCTCAGATGCAGGCGGTCGATAACAGTCTGATGCGTGAGAATGACCCCCGTATGCCGCTTTTCAATGAGCGTAAATCGAAGGTTGTTTTCGGCAAAGGCGAATAACTTTCATCAATTTTGGAGCTAACTATGGCTTACCCTCAGGTAACTAAGCCGTACGGTTTCCGGCCCATCAATCTAATTGGTGGTCAACCGTACGCTGGTAGCACCCGCATGTTCAAGATCGCAAGCGGGTACAACACCAATATCTTCTACGGCGATCCGGTCAAGATCCTTCGTGACAGCGGCAGCATGTTGCCTATTGACGGCACTGTGGTTGTCCAAGGTATGTCTTGGTTTGGCGCGAGCGTCACAGGACCAGAGCAGGCTTTACCCCCGTACACCATTGGCGTGTTCATGGGTTGCTCGTTCACGAACCCGTACACCAAGCAGAAGATGTTCTCGCAATACTACCCCGCAGGTACGGTTGCTGATGACATCCAAGCTTACGTTGTGGATGATCCGGACGCGCTGTTCAAGGTTGTGTTCGTAGAGAACGTACCTTCGTACTACGAAGATCCGTACAACGCTGCTGGTACGACTCCGGCGTATGCGAACGCATATTACGTTGGGCGCAATCTTCTGGTTGCGGTTAACGCAGGCGATACCACGACTGGCAACAGTCTGTATGGCGTGGCGGACGTAGCCAACCCGCTCTATATTGTTCAACAGCCGCTTATGCCTGTCCGTGTTGTCGATGTGGTTCCTGAGACCGCCACTTCGGCAGGCTTTGTGGAGCTGATCGTCAAGTGGAACATGCCCGGGTACTCGGCAACCGGGTACAGCGGCCAGCAGTGGGGCGGCGGTCACGAGTATTACTGGCCCGGTTCGACCGGCAGTATTATCCTCTAAGGAGTTCTAAAAAATGGCTATTTCACGCGCACAACTACTGAAAGAACTCCTCCCGGGACTTAATGCCCTGTTTGGTATGGAGTACAAGCGGTACGGCGAAGAGCATAAAGAAATCTTTGCCACCGAGACCTCTGAGCGTTCGTTCGAAGAGGAAACCAAGCTGTCGGGCTTCTCGGCTGCGCCGGTCAAGAGCGAGGGTGCTGCCATCGCTTACGACAACGCACAAGAGGCATGGACCGCTCGGTACAACCACGAGACGATCGCTATGGGCTTCTCCCTCACCGAAGAGGCGATGGAGGACAACCTGTACGACACGCTCTCGTCGCGTTATACCAAAGCGCTCGCTCGCGCGATGGCGTACACCAAGCAAGTTAAAGCCGCTGCGATTCTGAACAATGGCTTTGATCCTGCTGTGGTGTACGGCGACGGTCAGTCGCTCTTCTCGGCTAATCACCCGCTGGTCAATGGTGGTGTTAACAGCAACGTCCCGGCCGTTGCCACGGATCTGAATGAGACTGCGCTTGAAGATGCGGTTATTCAGATCGCTGCGTGGACTGACGAACGTGGTCTGCTGATCGCTGCTAAGCCCCGGAAACTGATCATCCCGCCGTCGCTTCAGTTCGTTGCAACTCGTATTCTTGAGACCGAGCTTCGTGTCGGTACGACGGATAACGACATCAACGCCCTGAAGAACAACGGGTCGATCCCCGAGGGTTACACGATTAACCACTTCTTGACTGATAACAACGCGTGGTTCCTGACCACCGACGTGCCCAACGGTCTGAAGCACTTCATTCGTACCCCGATGCAAACGGGTATGGACGCAGACTTCGACACCGGCAATGCTCGGTACAAGGCCCGTGAGCGTTATTCGTTCGGTGTTTCGGATCCGCTGGGCGTCTATGGCTCGGCTGGTGCAGCGCCGACTCCCCCGGCCTAATCGGGGTGTAGGGAAGGGGGGCTTCGGCCCCCTTTCTTTTTTATATATTATGTGATAAAACTCTGCCATCCGGGGTATTCAAGCCCAGCGTATCAGACGACCCGGCGACGACATGCAGACTGATACGCGACTCGCATGTGAGGTTTCAAAATGGGTACTTCAACGGTATCCGGGCCTTTTAGGTCTCAGAACGGTTTCCAAGAATTAGTTAATGGCGAATGGGTGCCCGTAAGCGGGGGCGGTAGTCCCCTGTCTCTTACCACCACTGGCACTTCAGGCCCTGCTACCCTTGTTGGTAGCAATCTAAATATTCCGAACTACGCCACCGGCGGCGGTGGCGGCGGGGGTAATACGACTATTATTCCGTGGGTCGGCGGTAATTCCCCAACTATTTATACACTCCCGGCGTTTACAGCACCCGGACAAACTGCTAGTTTTGCTTGGGAGTTTCATAATTCTAGTGGGTCAGGCGATTACCTAGAAGTAACAATGGCGCCCATGCCCGGGGTAGATGTAATATTCTTTTTTGCTATTACTTCTGATTCTTTCAATAACATTTCTCAAAACACAGGCATGAACTCAGTCGGGGTTGCAAACCCGACGATGGCTACGTCTCTTTTTACCGCTACTTTTGTAAGCACAATTGTATACTCAGGCGATACATACGCGATCATTGGCATAACTGCGGCCAATTTAATTGGCGGGGGTTAATAATTATGAACAACATGAAAGAAGTTTTTGAGAGCTACTCAAAAGAAAAGCAAGAACGGATCAAGGCAAACGTAGAAAAGCTGTTCGGTAAGCTTTCTACCCCCACCGTTCCTCCTGCCACAACGCAACCCCAACAACCGACTTAAGGATAAATCATGGGTACTTCAACGGTATCCGGCCCGTTCCGGTCACAAAACGGCTTCCAAGAATTAGTTAATGGCGTCTGGACCCCCATCGGTGGCGGTGGCGGTGGCGGTGGTGGCGCTGTTGTAACTATTAATACCGCAGATTTCCCCGGCACGTACCAGCTACCGGCTAGCGCCGCTGTTGGCGATAGAATTACGGTGCAAATTGTCAGCCCGACAAACGCCGATGCCGAAGGCGGTTTTATTATTTCCGCTGAAGATGGCAGCTTGTTAAAACGATTTAACTCAATTACCCCGTCGTTCATTTTTTATGGGGATAATGATGACGGAAGCTTGCCCGGTATTGCGTTAATGGTGAATTGTACGTTTGTTCGTATTAACAGTACGCCTTACGGCATGTCGTCTAGCATTAACTGGATGGCAGTCATTGATGTCATCAACGGTTCTGTTACCACTCCTCCTTGATTAAACCATGATCCCGAAACAGATCCATCAGACATTCTTCAAACGGACGGGATTACACCCGAAAATTGAAGAGAACATCGCCTCGCTTGTAGCTAAAAATCCGGGGTGGACGCACAACTTCTATACCGACGATGACTGCGTGGAGTTTATCAAGCAGCACTACGGTCAGGAGATGTTGGACACGTACAACCTGATTAATCCTAGCTACGGCGCGGCGAGATCGGATCTGTTTCGGTATCTGCTGATCTACGCAGTGGGCGGCGTATATCTGGACATCAAGAGTTCGGTAATCATGCCGCTTGATAAGCTCACTGCAAACAGTGAGTACATCCTGTCCCATTGGGCAGATGTACCAAAAGGTATGTTTGATGGGGATGCACCAGAGCACGGTGAGTTCCAGCAGTGGCACGTGATCGCAGCGCCTAAGCATCCGTTCCTAGAGGCAGTCATCGAGCGCGTGGTGCGTAACATCCACGACCCGGCAAACCGTGAACTCAGTGGGAAGCTAGGCGTGATCCGCCTCACTGGCCCTGTGCCATACACGCGGGCAATCATGCCGATCCTGCACAAGCATCCGTACACCCGGTACCGCACAGACAACGACGCTGGGCTGGTCTACACCATCATGCCCGGCGGGCACACGGGGCACTTCTTTTTGTATAACAATAAAGACAACGTGCATTACTCGCGGTTCTCGCATCCTATTATTGGTAATGCAGAACCAGTGCGGAAACAGCATTGGATTTTAGATACCGCGTACGCAATTCACGAAAACGCACTTCGAAGAAAACAGGTAGCTGCCAGTGCATAACACGATTGCCCAATTGTTGGAGCAGGTGTTTAACTTTTTATGGAAGTACCCGCGCGTTCAAGATCATCATAAGGCAAACAGATTTGATAGAGATTGGCGCAACCACCCTCGGATCAATGTCCACGAAACAGTAGATTGCGACGGTGAGGCGGTGCTGAATGTAGCGTCGGGCAGTATTACGATGGGCGAGTACAGCTTTCTTGGGCAGCGGTGTATGTTAATCGCAGGTACGCATGACATCGCCAAGAAAGGTAAGCTGCGCAAAGATGGTGTTATAGAAACGGGCTACGACATCACAATCGGTAAAGGCGTGTTCATCGGGGCGGGGTCGATAGTTTTAGGCCCATGCAGGATTGGTGATCACGCAGTAATTGGAGCTGGGTCTGTTGTACCGGCGGGCGAGTACGAAGGCGGATGTATATACGCTGGCAACCCAGCGGTGTTTAAGAAACGAATTACCTTTACGGAGTAATCATGGGTACTTCAACGGTATCAGGACCGTTTCGGTCACAGAATGGCTTTCAAGAACTAGTTAATGGAGTCTGGACGCCTGTAGGTGGTGGCGGTGGCGGGGGCAGTTCGCCTACTATCATCCCGGTTACGCCCGGAGGTACTACTTACACATTACCGGCGTTTACAGAAGTTGGTCAAACTGCGACGTTTCTTTGGGAATTTCATTACCCAGATGGCAACCTTACTCTAACAATTGCGCCGATGGCGGGTTTTGATGCGGTAATTTTTACTGGGGTCGAAATTAATTTTAATAGCAATTCTAATATCCAAGATTTAAATATTGCAACTGTCACAGGCACTAGTACATCCGCTAGTTATATTGTTGCGTCTTTTTCTGGCATTTGGGAATACGGCGGCAACGTATATGCAATAATTAACTTGAACGTGATTAACACCATTCTTGCGGGGTAATTATTATGAACAATATGAAAGAAATATTTGATAGCTACCCAAAAGAAAAGCAAGAGCAAATTAAAGCAGCGTTTGCTAAATTGTTGAACAAACCTGCGCCCCCACCCGCGCAACCCCAACAACCCACGGGTAACCAGCCATGAAAACTGACGTTAAATCCGCTTACGTCTCAGCTACCGGAGTTGTCTATGGGGCGCGGACGCGGCTTCGTGGTGCTCTGATTGTGCCCGGCGATACCGCTGGGTTAATCGTCTTCACCAATGGCGATGGTGGCGCTACGATCCTGTCGGTCACTACGCTTGCGAACGGCACCCCGTTTTCGGTCGTAATTCCTGAAGACGGCGTTCTTGTATCGAGCTTGCTGTACGCGACCGTCAGTAACGCTACGGCTACCGTCTTCTACGGATGAACGTTTTTCAGATATTCCTGTGCGACCCGGATAAGCTTCAGATCAACCTGACGCAGTGTGCGGGTGTTTTCGCTGCTAAGAAAAAAGCTGTCCTAGACGTATACGGCGACTGTAACTATCAGCTTTATACGAACCCGGAAGCACAGGAATTCTTGAAGAAGTTTGGTCGAGAAACTCTGACGGCGTTTAACTCGTTAGCCTCATATGCGTTCCGCGCCGATCTACTACGCTACTGCTTGTTGTATGAGTATGGGGGATGGTACTTTGATCAGTCCATCATCCCCGTTGTTAAAGTTGAGCCTACTACCAAAAACATCGTGTTTCTAAGTAGGCCGGGGAAATATTTTGAAAACATGAATTTGTATTCATGTGGACGCGAACCATTCTACGAAAAAGTGATTAACGCGGTTGTTGCAAATATTAAGAAGCGTAGTTACGGCGATCCATTAAGATATAGGGGTCAAGCCAGCTTGAACATTACTGGCCCATTGTTCGTACGTAACGTGTATATCAAGTATTTGACTCAAGACGCCCCTAGACAAGCCACGGAAATACGCAATAGATTTGCCTTTGGCGAATATTATCGCCCAGATAACTTAAAAGGGCACTTGACCCTTGGCGGCAAGCTGGTCGCTATATACGGTAAAGACGACACGCAATTTGGACGTATCGACTACATGGGGTTTGTAGGCACAAACGACTACAATAAACTTTGTCTTTCTAAAGCTGTATATATTAATTAGATATGGGGTCCGCCGTGAGAAACGAGATCCGGATGTTAAAGGCGCAAGCCAATGCCGAGCTTCAACGGCTGGAGGCAGAGTCCTCGGCTAAAGAAGTCGCTGGTAAGGCAATTGGCAAGCACGGTCTCTTCTACATCACGCTCATCGTTGTAGTGGGCGTAGGTGCCAGTCTAATGCTTGAAGAGTCCAAGATCGCTGCGGTCATTGGTCTTGTGTCGGCTGCGCTGACTGCGCTAATCGCCATGCTGAACGGTATCGCCGGGGCAAATCCAAAACAGGAGAAGCCTGAGTTTGAGGTCATCAAGTCGCTCATTGAACGCCTCGACAAGCTTGACCGGAAAGAGCCGTCCATGAAAGTTGATGTTACAGACGGACGCGTGACCGTGACCAAGGGCGAAGACACCATCTCAACCAGCCGAGACAAAGCATGATCACACTACTGACTACCCTGCTCTCGTTCCTCGCTGGCGGCTTGCCTAAGCTGCTGGGGTTCTTCCAAGACCGTGCAGACAAGGCCCATGAGATTGCGCTGGCCCGGATGCAGATTGAGCGGGAGCTTGAGCTGCGCAAGGCTGGATTTGAGGCCCAAGCCAAGGTAGAAGAGATTCGGACGGATCAGCTTCAGATCAACGCCGATGTCTCGATGACGCAAGCCGCACTACAAGAAAAGCAAGCCCTCTACGCACACGATATCGCTATTGGGCAAGGTGCAAGCACTTGGGTCATTAATGCTCGGGCAATGGTCCGTCCTGCGATCACGTACGGCATGTTCGCCCTGCTGTGCTTCATCAACATCTTCGGCGCTTTCTACGCATGGAAGCTCGGTACCCCGTTCGCAGAAGTGATTGCTACTTTGTGGGATGCTGATACTCAGATCATCTGGGCGTCGGTTATCAGCTTCTGGTTTGGTAGTCAGGCTTTCAGCAAGAAATGAAGGTCCTGATCGACATGCTCAGGCATCACGAGGGGGTACGTCATGCTCCTTACCGCTGTCCTGCTCGTCTGTGGACTATTGGTGTGGGCCACGTTATCGACCCTAATCACATCCGTGTCCCGTTTGATCGACGACTTGAGCTGTCTATACCAGAAGGTTGGAATCGGAGACTGACCGATGAAGAAGTTAACAGCCTTCTCCAGCAAGATCTTTCACGGTTTCTGGCGGGGGTACTCAGACTATGTTCTGTGGATCCTCTTGGGCCTCGCCATCTGGCACTCGCTTCGTTCGCTTTCAATGTTGGGCTAGGTAATCTTCAGAACTCAACCTTGCGCATGAAACATAACCGCGAGGATTATTCTGGTGCCGCAGACGAGTTCTTGAAGTGGAATCTGTCTGCTGGTAAAGTATTAGCTGGCCTCGAAGTTCGTCGCAAGGACGAACGTGCTCTCTACCTTGGAGCTGTAAATGGCTAAGTCACCCGCGTGGCAGCGCAAAGAAGGCAAGAACCCTGAAGGCGGTCTCAACGCCAAAGGTCGCGCTAGCTACAACAAAGCAAACCCCGGCAAGCCCGGACTCAAAGCTCCCCAACCTGAAGGCGGTCCCCGACGGGACTCATTCTGCGCCCGCATGAAGGGGATGAAGAAAAAGCTGACTTCAGCTAAGACTGCGAGCGACCCAAACAGTCGGATTAACAAATCTCTGCGGGCGTGGAATTGCTGACATGAGAGATGCAGAAGTCGGAAAGACAATTCTAGATGGCTTGTCTGTTATCACAGTTATCGGTACTCTTGTTGATATGTTGCCATCTATCGCGGCTGTGTTTACTATCCTGTGGACCGGTATCCGTATTTGGGAAACCGACACGGTGCAGCGGATGTTAGGACGGAAAAAAGATGCCGAGCAAGAGCAAAGCTCAACACAATCTGATGGCGATGGTCGCTAACGACCCCGCTGCCGCTAAACGTGTTGGTATTCCGCAAAAAGTAGGTCGTGATTACGTCGAGGCTGATAAAGGCCGCAAATTTAACCAAGGTGGTGACATGAAAGAATCTAAAGCTATGATGGGCAAAGAAGTAGCCTTCATGAAGAAAAAGGGCGCTCCGAAGTCGATGGTCAAGCATGAAATGGCTGAGATGAAGGGCATGAAGAAAGGTGGCAAAGCTTATGCGGGTGGTGGGCTTGCTTCTGGTCACAAAGCCGCAGACGGTATTGCTAAACAAGGCAAGACCAAAACTAAGATGGTCAAAATGAATTACGGCGGCAAGTGCTGAGATGGACCGTCCTAATAAACAGGAGTCGAAGAAAATGCAGCCCGCTAAGATGATGCCCAAGCGTATGAAGCCGAAGACGCTGGGTCCGATGCAAGCCGCGACCCCGCCTGATACGTCGCAAGATGACGCTCAAGTGCAGGCCAATATCAACCGACTGATGGAATCGCGTCGGGCGGACCAAAACATGATTCCTACGCTCGAACAGCAAGAGCGTATGCGTCGCCAGAAAGAAGAGTCCGACATGGACACCGCGACTGATAAAGCAGCACAAGATGCTCCGCGTCGGTCGATGGGCCTAGCTAAAGGTGGCTCGGTGAGTTCCGCTTCCAGTCGCGCTGACGGTTGCGCTCAACGCGGCAAGACTAAAGGACGGTTCGTATGAAAAAGCGTAAATTCTCCGACGGTGGTCGGTTCGAAGAAGATACTTACGAGCGGGCAAAACGCTTCTTGCAACAGTCTGGTGCCGAGGGCGAGACCCCCGCGCTAGATGAAATTCTTGCGAGTAAACGTGCTGCGCGTTCTGTCTCGCGTCCCCCGATTAAGACTGTCGAGGGTGATGAAGGCCCGGCCATTACTCGTACGGTAGATACGAGTGGAGCGGAAGCTGACGATCGTCGTGCTGCCGCAGAGAGTCAAGCTGCGCGGTCGCGAGCGATGGCTCCCGCTGCACCCGCCCCTCGCGCTGCTGCTCCCACGCCCCGCGCTGCCGCACCGGCCCCCGCTGATGTGCCGCCCCTTGTCTCCCCGCCGCAGCCTGAGCCTGATCGGCTTGTCTCTAACCGGAACCGGATGGGTGAGCGGGCTGCGGAGCAGATGGAGAAGAAGGGCTCGATCTACAGCCGTGATTATGGTAAGCCTCGTGCTGAGCGTGAAGCCGCAGCCGCTGCCCGGCAGTTGCCGACGCCTCGGTCACAGCGCATGTTCCAGTCTCGTAGGCGGACTCCATATCAAGCTGCTGCGGTAGCGGGGAGCCCCGGTTATGCGAAGGGCGGCTCTGTCAGTTCGGCGTCGAGTCGTGCAGACGGGATCGCTAAACGTGGTAAGACCAAGGGACGTGTACTGTGATGGCGTCGAGGGGGATGGGCATCATCTCCCCTCGCAAGATGCCCAAGCGCAAGCATCGTAAAGACGGTGATGAATTCAACATGTACGCAGAGGGTGGCCCTGTTGGTCTCTACGCCAACATCCATGCTAAGCGTAACCGAATCAAAGCCGGTTCCGGGGAAAAGATGCGTAAACCGGGTAGTCCCGGTGCTCCTACTGCCAAAGCATTCCGAGAGTCTGCTAAGACGGCAAAGAGGTAATCTGTAATGGCTACCACTGGTGTTGCCGATTTTAATCTCGACTTCAACGAGATTGCAGAAGACGCGTGGGAACGTGCGGGTCGCGAGATGCGGTCTGGCTATGACCTGCGTACGGCTCGCCGGTCGATGAATCTGTTGACGATTGAGTTTGCCAATCGTGGCATCAACATGTGGACGATCGAGCCGGGGACGATCAACTTGACTCCCGGCGTCTCTACATACCCACTGCCCGCAGATACGATTGATATTCTTGAACACACGATTCGTACCGGTGCGGGCAACCCCACTACACAGTCTGATCTAACAATTTCTCGTATCAGTGTTTCTACCTATTCAGCCATCCCTGCGAAATTAGCACAGGGGCGGCCTATCCAGATTTTTGTGCGTCGTCTTCGTGATGCCCCTGAAATCGTTCTTTGGCCTGTACCGGACTCGTCTACTCCATATGTTCTCGCATATTACCGCTTACGTCGTATTCAGAATGCAGGGTCTGGGGCTTATACACAGGATGCTCCGTTCCGGTTCTTACCCGCAATTGTTGCAGGGCTTGCGTACCACATTGCAATGAAAGTGCCCGAGCTTGCCGAGCGCGTTCCGATGCTGAAAGAGGCGTATGACGAGCAGTTCAACTTGGCTGCTGGGGAAGACCGCGAGAAAGCGTCTGTCCGGTTTGTCCCGCGTATGTATGGGATCCGGTCATGAGCAGCAAGTTTGCGTCCAGTAAACGGGCGATTGCGGAGTGTGATATTTGTGGGTTTCGGTATAAACTGAAGCAGTTGAAAGAACTGATTGTTAAAGATACCCCGACGCAGATTCTGGCATGTATGGAGTGCTGGAATCCGAGTCATCCGCAGTTAAAGCTTGGTACGTTCCCGGTTGAGGATCCGCAGGCAATTCGCAATCCTCGTCCTGACTTTACTGGTTATCCGCAGAGTCGAGCACAGGTCAGACCGCTATTTGGCTTTGCAACCGTCCCGCGTCTCGGGGTCATCAACGTCTATACTCCTTAGAGGTCACCATGAAAGATATGTCTGCCAAAACAGCGGTTCACAAACATGAGAAAGCGATGCACCCCGGCAAGCCGATGACTAAGCTTGCTAAAGGCGGTGTCACGAGCGCTAACATGAAGAAGTACGGTCGCAACCTTGCTCGTGCTATGAACCAGAAAAAGTCCTCCTTTACGTACAAGAAAGGGGCTTGAGATGGCAACGAAGAAAGAATCGTGGAAGTCCAGTACGCCTGTGACTATCCAGAATCTTGATACGCTGCTTGCCGCTAAGGAACCCAACCCGACCAAGACAAGCGGGATCAAGGTTCGTGGCGGTAAAGCACAGACTAAGGGCAAGATGGCCCGTGGACCGATGGCGTAAGCTATGAACTACGTAGAGCTTTGTGCAAACATTCAGGAAGTCTGTGAGACGACATTTACGTCGTCTCAGCTTGCTATGTTCACGAAGCAAGCTGAACAGAAGATCTACAACACTGTCCAGCTTCCCGTTTTACGTCAGACGACAACTTTGACGTTTACGCCGGGTAACCCTCTACTGACTCTGCCGCTAGATTTTCTCTACGCGTTTTCGTTCGCTGTTAACACAGGTACGGGCAGCTTTGAGTTTTTGTTGAACAAAGATACGGACTTCATGCGGGAAGCGTATCCCTCTGCTTCAACGACCGGGGTGCCGCAATACTACGCGTTTCAAGATGAAATCACGGTCTTCGTCGCCCCCACCCCGAACATCGCCTATACGTCTACTTTAACCTATGCCGCGTACCCTCTTTCGATCTCTGATCCGTTAAGTGGTGGTACCACGTGGCTTGGAGAGGAGTTCGACTCCGCGCTATTGAACGGGGCGTTGGTTGAAGCGATCCGGTTCATGAAAGGCGAAGCGGACCTTGTGGCGATGTATCAGCAGTTGTATGTACAAGCTGTTGGGCTGATCAAAGTGCTGGGTGACGGCAAGCTGCGTCAGGATACGTACCGTTCTGGTCAAGTTCGGATGAAGGTCAGCTAATGGCTATCACGACTGGGTTGTGCTTTAGTTTCAAGAAAGAACTGTTCGAAGCTATCCACGACTTCAATACAGACACATTCAAGGCTGCGCTATACACAAGCGCGGCTAATATCGGCCCGAATACGGCGGTATATACCACTGCTGGTGAGCTTCCTGCTGGTGGGGGCTATTCGACGGGCGGGCTTACGTTAACTGGGGCGACGGTTAGTTTATCTAACGGCACCGCGTTTGTTGACTTTGCGAATGCGGTGTGGGTGTCCACTAACTTCACTGCTGTTGGCGTTTTAGTCTACAACTTCTCGAAAGCCAATAGGGCGGTGTTTGTCTATAACTTTGGTTCCACTACTACCTCAGCCGGTAATTTTGTTCTACAGTTCCCGGAAAATAATTCTAGCCAAGCAATCATCAGGATTTAATCATGCCCAGTTCATACTCCCCGAACCTTAAGATTGAGCTTATCGGTATCGGTGAGCAGACTGATGCTTGGGGTACTACGACCAACGACAACTTCGAGAACGTCTTTGAGGAAGCCATCACTGGGATGGCAACTGCTACGTTCCCGCTTGATAATGACTATGACTGGGCTGCGGGATACGTGGACTCTGTTGGTTCACAGGCCCAACGTAATCTAGTCATTGAAGTTACTGGCACGATTTCGGCGACGCGGAACTTTATTGTCCCAACCATTGAAAAGCAGTACCTCGTTTACAACAACACAATCGGTGCGCAGTCGATCGTTGTAAAGACTCTAGCAGGTACTGGTATCACTGTTCCAAATGGGCAGCGAGCGCACTTGTTTGTTAACGGCACTGATGTTGTTGCAGTGGTTGACTATTTCCCGACGCTGCGTGCCGGGGTTGCTACGCTTGATACCGCGCTACCTGTCTCAAGTGGGGGTACAGGACAAACTAACCTTGCCAGCGTGTCTGTTGGGTCGGCGACTACTGCGACTACTGCGACTACCGCTACTAACGTAGCAGGTGGTACTGCGAATCAGATTCCGTATAACACTGGTGCGGGTGCTACATCGTTTATCGTTGCTCCTACTGTAGCTAGCACCTTCTTGCAATGGGATGGTACTGCGTTTACATGGGCAGCAGCCGGAGGTGGCGGAGGTGGAGTTACTTCTTTTTCCGCTGGTACTACTGGATTAACTCCCAATTCCGCCACAACGGGGGTGGTAACTCTTGGGGGCACATTAGCGGTTGCCAATGGCGGCACCGGGCAGACCAGTCTTTCTAACGTGTCTGTCGGCTCAGCTTCTAATGTAGCTGGTGGCGCTGCTAATCAGCTCGTCTACAACACGAACCCCGGCGTTACAGCGTTTTTAGCCGCGCCCACCGTTGCTAGTACATACTTACAATGGAGTGGGTCCGCTTTAGTCTGGGCAGCTTTACCCGCTTCGGTTTCATCTTTTTCAGCCGGTACAACCGGACTCACCCCATCAGTTTCTACAACTGGCGCAGTTACACTTGCGGGCACTTTAGGTACCGCTAATGGGGGTAGTGGACGGACCGATTTAACTTACCCTACTGGCCCGGACACTGTAGCTGGGATTGCTGCGACGCAAACGCTAACGAATAAGAAAATCACAAAACGCGTTTCTTCCGCAGCTACTATCGCGAGCCCGCTATCTTGGAATAGTAATAATTTTGACCAGTACGTAAGCACTGGGCAGACCACCAATTTAGTAATCGATGTTGATGCTGGTGCGCCCACAAACGGCCAAGTGATTATTTTCCGTATTAAAGATAACGGTATCAGTCGATCGCTTACATTCACAACTGGGCTTGTTAATAGTTTCCGTGCGGTTGGCGTAGTTTTGCCGACAACAACCGTTGCTAATAAAGTTTTATATGTTGGGGCTATTTACAACGCTAACGAATCACGTTGGGATGTTGTTGCAGTAGCGCAAGAGGCTTAAATGGCAACATACTATTGGGTGGGCGGTACGGGTGACGCCACTCTATCTACGAATTGGGCGGCATTTTCGGGCGGCCCCGGTGGTGCGGGGGTTCCAACTCTTGCAGATGATATTGTAATTGATAGTAATTCTGGGTCTGGGACTATCGACTTTGGGTATACCACTTGTGCGTCTTTAACTGTAACTTCTACTACCTCGATTATTGCAGCCACGTCCAAACATTCTATTGATATATCTGCGAATTGTTCGATCCAAAAAGCTGGGTTTTGTGATTACAACCTTGGGCAGAATGTATATATAACTTTTACCCCCTCACTGACACCCCGAACGATGGCAACTGTGTCATCAAATACTTTCTCGGGGGTTGCATTGGTTGATGCTGATGTAACATTCCCATATATTGCTCCAACTGTTGTTTGGACAGTGGAATCAGTCATTTGCTTCGGCGCTAGTAAGTTAACAATTAATATTTTTCTTTATACGACTGTACTTAGTTGTAATGATACGACACAGTTAGTTTTTGGGAATTCTGGGCGGGTGTATTTTAGGCAGGTTTTTGCAGTAACTAATACCGGTTCAGTTGTCGTTAGCAGTTATACGATTGCGGGTATTTTCTTTCGTCCGACAGATGCTGATTTACCACAGTATTTAGTCTTTGACGGCGGTGGGCATTCATATCCGGCGTTATATTTAAGTACAACAAGTATATCATCTACATACCCAGCGGGTACTAGTGTGTTCTTAGTGTTACTGGGCAATCCAACATTGTATAGATTACAGATGGAGCTGGGGAATAAAATAGATTTGGGCCTTGAGTTACAGAGTAATATGACAGTTACTGATAATATAGCTTTTACACAGTTAGCCGCTACTACCACATATCAGCAAAAATTAATTTCGGCCCCCGCTGCTGTTACAAGAAATATCACGGTTAATTCAGCTACAACTTTCGGTACATTATCAGAACCAGTCGCATACCGGCTCTATGTAAAAGATATAAATGTTGTTAATCCTTCGCGGCGAATTCCGGCGTTTACTAGTAATGGTTGTGTTGATGGAGGTAATAATACGAACTGGGATTTTGGTTCGACTGGATTTCCTATCTTACTAAATTAAGTAATCATGCCACTCAAGAAAGTTTTACCTAAACCCGGCGTCAACCGGGAAAATACCCGCTACACCAACGAACAGGGTTGGTATGTTAGCGATAAGGTGCGCTTTCGTCAGGGTACGCCTGAGAAGATCGGTGGATGGTTGCGTATTAATAACTATACTTTTCTCGGTGTTTGCCGGGCGCTGTTTAACTGGTTTGATCTTAACCAGAGTAATTGGATCGCGGTTGGGACTAACTTAAAGTATTACTTGACCCGTGGCACGCAGTATTACGACATTACCCCGATCCGATACACAACTGCTGCGGGTGGGGCTACTTTTTCGGCGGTAACTGTTCCGCCGTTTAGCTCTACGATTACAGTTACTTGCCCCGCGCATGGCGCGCTAATCAATGACTTTGTGACTTTTAGTGGTGCGGTTAGCCTTGGCGGGAATATCACGGCAGCGGTGCTCAACCAAGAGTATCAGATCGCTTCCATTATCGATAACAATACATTCGTTATCACTGCTAAAGACCCGGTTACCGGGTTACCGGTCACGTCAAACGCGGCTGATACTGGGAATGGCGGCACGCTTACTGTCGCTGCGTTTCAGATTAATACCGGTAACGTAGTAGCTACTACGCCCAGCCCGTCAAGTACAGCTTCGTGGGGGTTAGGCCCGTGGGGCACCGGTCCGTGGGGCGGTGGGTCAAACACAGTTTTGCCGCTGCGGGTGTGGAGTCAGGGTAACTTCGGTGAGGACTTAGTTTTTGCCCCACGTGGTGGTCGTATTTATTACTGGGACGCCACGCTCGGCCCATCTGTTCGCGGGAAAGATCTCGCTACACTCCCCGGTGCTGCTAATGTCCCGATCATCCAGAACTATGTAGTAATTTCTGACGTTTACCGGTTTGTTTTCGCGTTTGGGGCCAATGATTACGGGTCGCCAACGCAAAACCCAATGCTTATTCGTTGGTCTGATCAAGAAGACGCGCTAGACTGGACTCCAAGCGCAACAAGCCAAGCTGGGAGTATTTTGTTGTCGCGGGGCTCCGAAATCATAACGGCGCTTCAATCACGGCAAGAGATACTTGTTTGGACTGATACCGCGCTTTATTCTTTACAGTACCTTGGGGCTCCTGATATTTGGGGGGCGCAGCTCCAAGGCGATAACATCTCTATCGCGGGGCAGAACGCGGTTGCTTTCGCAAACGGGGTGTCGTATTGGATGGGTGTGGATAAGTTTTACAAGTACGACGGTCGTACTCAAACGCTTCGCTGCGACCTTCGGCAGTATATCTTCCAAGATCTTAACATCCTTCAAAGCCCACAGATTTTTGCTGGTACCAACGAAGGATTTAATGAAGTCTGGTGGTTTTATTGTTCAGCAAACTCCAACCAGATTGACCGATATGTCATCTATAACTATCTAGAGGACATCTGGTACTACGGGAACTTAGGGCGTACCGCGTGGCTCGACTCTGGGTTACAAGATTATCCGATTGCTGCTACGTATAGCTACAACCTTGTTGAGCACGAAAATGGGGTAGATGACGCAGAGACTCCGGCTGTTGCGCCGATTGTGGCGACCATTGAGTCTTCAGAATTTGACCTAGACGACGGGCACAACTTCATGTTCATCTGGCGGGTGCTGCCAGATTTGACTTTCCGTGGGTCTACCGCGACCAGTCCGAGCGGGGTCTTGACGTTACAGCCAATGGTTAATTCTGGCTCTGGTTATACGACGCCCGCTTCTGTTGGTGGTAATAACGCAAACACAGTCGTGCGTACTGCAACTATACCTATAGAGGCGTTTACCGGCCAAGTCTTCACGCGCGTGCGTGGACGGCAGATGATCATGAAGTTCGAATCAACCGGGCTTGGGGTAAACTGGCAGCTCGGTTCAATGCGGCTTGACATGCGTAATGATGGACGGCGCTGATGTCCCTTATTGTCACCTCAAACTACGAACTTCAGAAAGTAGCGCCACCTGCATTACCACAGGCTACCCCGATATACTCGCAGGCGTACCAAGACCAGCTTAATAACGTACTGCGTCTGTACTTCAACCGCCTGAACAGTATTCTGGGGCAGCTAATGGCTATTGATACGTCGATCCCGGTTTCAATCGGTGGCACTAACGTAGATGCTTTTGGGCGGTTGCGGGTCAGCAACCCCCTGACGTTGTTTGACTCATCGCACCGTTACGCGGACAACAACCTGTGGGCCAACAGTATCACTGGGACCGCTGCGGCGACATTTAACGCTAATGAAGGGTTGGTTGACTTGACGGTTGGCTCGGCCAGCGGCGATCAAATCATCCGCGAGACCATCAAAGTCTTTTCGTACCAGCCGGGTAAAAGTTTGCTGGTGATGAACACGTTCGTTTTTGGCGATGCTAAAGCCAACCTTCGCCAACGTGCTGGCTACTACGGTGCGGCCAACGGGATCTACTTCGAACGCGAAGGCTCCATCAACTATATGGTCGAGCGCAGCAGCGTGACAGGCGCTCCAATCAACACCCGTGTTGCACAAGCAAATTGGAACCAAGACCCGCTGGACGGTACCGGCCCGTCGGGTCTGACGCTGGACTCTTCCAAGGCGCAGATTCTTTACCTTGACATTGAGTGGCTGGGGCTTGGTACGGTGCGCACCGGGTTCATCATCGACGGGGCTTTCGTCCCTGCTCACAACTTTGACCACGCCAATTTGGTTACCACCACGTACATCACCACCGCTTCTTTGCCGCTGCGGTATGAGATGACCAACGTGGCCGCAACGACCGGGGCCAGCACTCTCAAGCAAGTCTGCTCGACGGTGATCTCTGAGGGCGGGTACGAGTTGCGTGGTGCTCAGTTGTCTGCCGGGAACCCCATCACAAGCCCCAGAACGCTGACCACTGCTGGTACGCTCTACCCAGTTGTCTCATTCCGCCTCAAATCAACGCGGTTGGATGGAATCGCCATCCTGACCGCAATATCAATTTTGGGCATCACAAACAACGCCAACTATCAATGGTCAGTGGTGGTAAACGGCACCACAACAGGCGGCACTTGGGTCAGTGCAGGTGCAAACTCTTCTGTTGAGTACAATATTACTGGCGCATCGTTCTCTGCTACCGGGGGCCGCATCTTGGCAACTGGCTATTTTCAAGGCTCTAACCAAGGGGCGACTAGCGTGGACATTTTGAAGGCTGCACTGTTCACCACCCAGCTTGAGCGCGACCCCTTCACAGCAACCGCTTATGAGATTACGCTAGCCTGCACGGGGGCGTCCAACGGCAATCAAGTTCTCGGTTCTTTGGACTGGGAAGAGATCAGCCGGTAATCAGAGATCTGACCCAATAATCTTTGTGAGCACATCCTGATGGACGGACTCGATCCCCAAGAGACTGAAGAGATTATTCGTATAATTACCGCGTACTTTCGTAAAGTTACGGGGTCAGAAGAAGAGACGCAGAAGATGCTGGCTGCACTCGTGCAGACCATACAAGAAGATAGCGCCAAGTTAGTCCATCTCGGTGACTACGTTTTCTTAGTCTTGGTGCGTGCTAAGGGGGTAGTTGAGATTCATACGATGGGGGATACAAATAGCCCCCGTGAGCTTGCGAAAAGCATCAAAATGCTTGCTGCATACTTAAAAGGCATTGATGTAAAAATTGCTTACACCTATGCAGAAGACAAGAAGTTTCTTAAACTAGCGAAAATGGTAGATTTAGAAGTTGAACAATATAAATCTACAGCGAATGGCAAACCCATAAACGTCTTCTTGGTAAAACTCTAATGCCCGCCGCTCCGCTGATCCTCGCTTATGCTGGTGCCTCTGGCTTTACAGCGGCGATTGGTACAAGTCTTGCGGCAGCTATTGGCGTGAGTTCGATTGGTACGGTCGCCGCCACGGCGATTGGTACGGCGGCGCTGTCTGGTGGGTTGACCGCTATTCAGGGGGGCAGTGTTAGTAATATCCTGAAGTCGGCGGTGATCGGCGGCGTGACATCCTATGCGGGGGGCGCTATTGCGGCCGAGGTGTCGCAGTCAATCTCCTCGGATGTATTTTTCCAAGCCATCGGAAACGATGTCAGTGGCGCTACTGCAAAAGCCATGAGCGATGTTGCTGGCAATATGGCTGGCGCGATGGCTTCTGGGGCGTTCGTATCTGGTTTCCAAGCTTTAGCAGCGGGTAAAGACCCGATACAGGCATTACTAAAAGGTGGGCTTACTGCCGGGGTCACAGCGGGAGTCGGCTCTACACTTAACGAGACCCTGAAAGGGCTTGGGATTGATAGTTCGTTTGCGACGAACACATTCACCCGCGCTGCATCTGCTGCAATCGCTTCAGAGCTTCTTGGCGGCTCCACAGAAAAAGCATTTCTTGGGTCTTTGACATCTTCTGCGATTGACACAGTTGGGCGGTATCTTGGCGGGACTTTTAATTCGGTATTGAAAGACGCTTCTGCTGGTGTAAGTGACGTTGTTACACGGTTTAATGATGTCGAATCGGATATCCGCGAAAATATCTATAAGCAGAATTCAGTCGTTGCTCAAGATACAAAAATTAGGGAGTCTCTCCAAAGAGAAGCTGCTTATTTACAGAGAAGTATCGACTACTACAACGCGAATGAAGCCCCTTATGATTATGATGGGCGTTATGCTGCACGTCTTAGAGTGCGCGCCAATGAGTTACAAGCAGACGTAGAAGAATATAAGACTACAACAAGACCGGCACTTGAAGCTAAAATCGCAGACTACAAAGATGACTACGATGACCTAACGGAGTCTCTTGGCGGACTACAAAAAGAATTAACTACCGCTATATCCGAGTTTCAAGTCCAAGAACTTGCTAACGCCGCTAAAGTAAGTGCGGCATTTAATGCGGTCGCGGAGATTAAAGATCTCTATAAAGAAGCAAAAGGGGTCGATATCCCGGATAGTCTTTTAGCTGAGTATCTACCGGCTATTGATCCCGCTAAAAACGTCGCTAACGACCCGACGAGTATTAATGGGCTAGTTCAAGAAATTAATGTTCGTAAAGAAGTACCTGATTTCGACGAAGCCTCATATAAAGCAGCGATGGGGGTATCGTCATGGGATAAATCATTTAATCCGTATGCGCATTTTTTAGAGACAGGCAAAGATCTTGATATACCAACTAATGCTGAAGATTTAGCGAAATATAATCAGCTCAAGGAAATCGCGGCAAAAGAAGGTTATACGTTAAAGCCCGAAGATATCAAGTTGTACCGTGAGTTTGATAATCCGGATAAGGCGGATGTTGCCGCTGATCTAACAGAACAGCTTGATAAAAAAGTTTTAACGTCTTCCGAATTAAGTCAGATTGAAGCGGAAGAAGGTATTAGACTAACATATGCGGAACGGGATGCGCTCCTTAAAACAGGTGGGACGGAAGAAGAACTCGCGTCTAAAGTTCGTGGGATTCTTGACCCGCGCTATTTTTCTAAGTCTGAAGCTGAGCAAGCCTTAATTGAGGCTGGAGTTGACCCCACGTTAGCTAAAGATCAAGCTTGGCGGGCTTCTGGTCAAGACGACAGTAAGTTGGCAGAGGCTGTTGATAATTTAACTTTAGATGCTGACGAAGTTTTGGCCATCGCCAAACGAGAAGGTTTGACACTTACACGCGAAGAAGCTCAAGAAATCGCTAAATCAGCGGGGTCTTCATCGTCCGAATATAATTTAGAGAAAAAAGTTACTCCTGTCTTAGATGCACGGGGGGTAACCTATAACGAAGCTTATAACGCCGCAGCCGCTGAAGGATATCGGTTAACTGAGGATGAATTTAATAAACAATTTGCTGGCAAAGCTGGGTCTGAAACCGACTTATTAGCCCAAGTGCAAGGCTACGCTGACAATAAATATACGACACGAGCCGAGGCCGAACAGGCTCTTATTGACGCTGGGTTTGATCCAGAATTCGCTAAGTCGCAAGCTTTTTTTGCTCAAGGCGCGGGTGAAGGCAAAGTCCAAGAAACTGTTAACAAATACACCCTTGACGCTGATGAAGTTCTAGCTATCGCGGCTAAGGAAGGTGCGACACTTACTCGTGAGCAGGCTCAAGAAATCGCGAACCGCGCGGGGGTTGGTTCTGCGTATGATCTTGAGGGCAAAATTACCCCTAATCTCGACGCTCTTGGTTTAACACTTGCTGAGGCTAAGAATGCCGCAGCGGCTGAAGGCTATACGTTAACTGATAAAGAATTTCAGCAATTTGCTGGCAAAGCTGGGTCTGAAGCCGATCTGTTAAAACAAGTCCAAGACTATGCAGATCCTCTTTACACTACACGAGCTGAAGCTGAACAAGCCCTTCTTAACGCCGGGTTTGACCCCGAGTTTGCTAAACAACAAGCTCTTTTCGCCCAAGGCGCGGGGGAAGGTCGGGTCCAACAAACTATTAATCAGTACACTCTCGATGCTGATGAAGTTCTAGCTATCGCAGCCAAGGAAGGCGCGACACTTACCCGCGAACAAGCTCAAGAAATAGCTGATAAAGCGGGCGTTGGTTATGCCTACGAACTCGAACGTGGGATCACACCAGATTTAGATACTCTTGGTTTAACACTTGCTGAAGCTAAGAACGCCGCAGCGGCTGAAGGCTATACGTTAACTGATGAGGAATTTAAACAGTTTGCTGGCAAAGCTGGGTCTGAAGCTGACTTGTTAGCCCAAGTTCAAGGCTACGCGGACAATAAATATACGACACGAGCCGAAGCCGAACAGGCTCTTATTGATGCTGGATTTGATCCAGAATTCGCTAAGTCGCAGGCTTATTACGCTCAAGGTGCGGGTGAAGGCAACATCCAAGAAACTGTTAACAAATACACCCTCGACGCTGATGAAGTCCTAGCTATCGCGGCCAAGGAAGGCGCGACACTTACTCGTGAACAAGCTCAAGAAATAGCCGATCGAGCGGGCGTCGGTTATGCATATGAACTTGAACGTGGGATCACACCAGATTTAGATGCTCTTGGTTTAACACTCGCTGAGGCTAAAAATGCCGCAGCGGCTGAAGGTTATACGTTAACTGATGAAGAGTTTAAGCAATTTGCAGGCAAAGCTGGGTCTGAAACCGACTTGTTAGCACAGGTTCAAAGTTACGCTGACGATAAATACACGACCGAGGATGAAGCTAAACAACTTCTTTTAGATGCGGGGTTATCAGAGGAACAAGCTGAAGAGGAAGCTTGGTTTGCATCAGGCGCGGGGGATCGTACTGCTGCGGTTAAACAGACTGTCGATAAATATACAGAAGCGGCGGAATCTGGGCTAGATATTCCAGTGTTATCAGACGAAGCGGAAGCAGCCGCGAAAAGATTAGTGGATTTGCAAGCGATCGCTGTTGAAGAAGGCGTTAAACTTTCTGAAGAAAATCTGAATAAATACTTACAGTCTGATGACAATATTCAGGATATTCAACAAGAATTTGATAAATCAACCGCGTCGCAAGAAGAAATACAGGCCATCGCTGAAAATCAAGGCTATACCTTAACTGACGAGGATGCAGCAAAATTCGCTACCCTCGATGAGTCACAGGTCGAGGCACTTGTCGATGACGCTGTAATGACGCCTGACGAGGTGCGGAGCTATGCAGCTACGCTCGTGCCTGAAGGATTTGAATTATCTGATACCGAGATCCAACAACTAGGCAGTGGAGACGAAGCTACTATCCGCAGTCGCCTCGAAAGCTATGTCGATCAAAATTACATTGATGAAGCTGAGCTACGCGCAGAAGCTAAGAAATATGGCTATACGTTATCCGATGAGGATATCGAAAATTATGTCGGGCGTGGGGGCGAGTCTGCGGTACTTGGACAGGCTAGTGCTGATTTTGACCGTCAGACCGTTGACCGTGCTGAACTTGAAGCGCGGGCTAAAGCTGAAGGCTATACGCTAACTGACGCAGATATCGCTCGGTTTACTGGGCAGCAAGATGAGGTTGACACGCTTGATCTTGCGCAAGACTATTTTGATGACCGATATATCACGCGTACTGAACTGCAAGCTCTCGCAAAACAAGAAGGCTATACACTAACTTCGGCTGACTACAGCGCTTTTAGCGGTAAAGTTGATGATCAGGATACGGTATTTGAACGGGCTAATGCTAAATTCTCCGACCCGAACATCGTCGATCTTGATGAACTGCAAGCGCTCGCAAAACAAGAAGGTTACACATTAACCCCCGAAGATATCGCGGCTTATACCGGACGACGTAACGAGGCTGAAACCTTGAAAGGCGTGCAGGGCATGTTCGCCGCAAAAGGTATAACCGATGCCGAATTAAACGAATTGCGCTGGGACTATAATGACCCAGAGATGACGCGTGAAGAAGCGCAGAATCTTTCCTCGCAATATGCTGACTGGCTTACAAAATTGCCCGACGCCGAGGCTGTTGATTACAGTGAGGCGAAAGCGGCTGCTGACTCTGTCAGAGCTAGAACTGGCTATGTGCTCTCTGATCAAGAAATCCGTAATTTTATGGGGATGTCTCCAGAGTCGGGCCTTTTACAAAGGATGATCGACTACACGGATCCGCGCTATATTGATCTTACCGAAGCGCGTGCTGCTGCAAACGCTGAAGGCTGGTATCCCACGGATAGCCAACTTCAGTCGATGGGGTTTGTTGGGAAGCAGGACGAGGCTACGTATCTACCGCAGTACAAGGCTGAATTCGATCGACGGGCTTTATCGATCCCCGAGGTTAAAGCAGAGGCCGCGAACTACGGTTATACGCTTACCGATACTGATGCGACAAATTTAAAGTCCGCGCTTGAGACTACAACGCCTGATAAAACTCTTGGCTACGTAGAAAATAATTATTTGCCCGCCGTTCTTGACGCGCAAACTGTTACGGCGGATGAGATTCGGGATGCGTTTAAGTCATACGGCTACGAGCCGACCGATGATGAAGTGGCGGCTATTCAGAAGAACTTTACCCCGCCTACTATCAGCCAGCTTACAACAGCGGCTAAGAATCCATACGGGACTTATAACCTTCTTAATCGCGGCGCGGATTATTACGCGTTAGGTAATGCCCAAGACCCAACCAAGCCTCAGGGCGTATTTGGTTATATTGACTCTACTAGAATTGACAGCGATGAAGTCAAGCAGTGGGCGCTAGATCAGGGATATGACGCAGCAACGGCTGCGGCAGTTGCGGCTAGTTTTCAGCCAATCAGTCAGCCCGGAGTTAATCTTGAAGGAACTGTGGGGGCGCAACTTCAGCAAGAGTTTGACCGCAATGCAGTGTCAAGCTCAGAAGCATACGACGAATTAATAAAGGCGGGTGTTCCTGTTGACCAAATTTTAAGCGGTGAGACCGCTAAATTTACGGGTGTAGGCGACGAGGCTACTAAACTACAAGCTGCGCGGGATTATGTTGATAAAGTAATTGTTACACCGGAAGAAGTCCGCGAACAGCTTATCGCACAAGGTGTCCCCGCTTCTGCGATCACCGATGAAATGGTCACGCCGTTCGTTCGTTCTGATTATATCCAGCGGACAACTACTACAGACCCCAATACTGGCTACAGCTTTACTAGAGTTTCAAACTCGGCACCGCGTGAAGACGCAATATTTTCTAATATCGGTGCGCAGTATGACCCGCTATACACAAACGCCGATGAAGCCGAGCAAGCTTTTAAAGCTGCTGGCTATACCCCGACTCCCGAAGAAATCGCGCAGTTTGTTGGCAGTGGCGGGGAAGATATCCGCCTCAACCAACTGAAGAGTTATGTTGACGCAAACACGCTTGATTTGACTGAGCTTCAAGAACTTGCGGGTAAAGAAAACTACACGATTACCCCAGAAGATATTGCTCGGTTTGTTGGTCAGGGTAAAGAATCAGATCTGACTTCGCAAGCGTCCAGATACTTTGATGACTCTTCCGTATCAATTGACGAAGCACGAGCTATTTTTTCTGAACTTGGTTATGAACCATCTAACCAAGAACTCGCGGAGTTCGTCGGCCGTGCGGATGAAGCTGGCTTAGCGGGGCGTATCGAGAGATTTGTTGACCCACTTATGGTTGACGCGGATGAACTCCGCGCTAAAGCAGCGGAATATGGGTACACGTTGACTCCCGAAGACATCGCTCGATACTCTGGTGTGGGTAGCGAAGCAGACGTATTGGATCGGGTTGGCGAGATCTTCTATGACGCGACACAAAAGAAGCCGCCCCTTGCAGACGTGACCGAGGGTGTCTTTAAACCTGAAGACACAGCACAGCCGCCTCCCCCGCCTGAGGATGAACCTGATCTTCTTGCGGATGTGACTGAGAGCGTCTTCAAGCCGACAGACACAACGCAGCCGCCTCCCCCGCCTGAGGATGAACCTGATCTTCTTGCGGATGTGACTGAGAGCGTCTTTAAACCTGAAGACACGTCGCAGCAGCCACCGCCTCCACCTGAGGGGCAACCTGATCTTCTTGCAGATGTGACTGAAAGCATTTTCAAGCCAACAGACACGTCGCAGCAGCCGCCCCCACCCGAACCTGACTTACCTATCGTTGAAGATCAGCCGCTAGATATTTCACAGGTTGCGCCCGACGTATCGACTGCGGTTAGTAACGCCCCCTCATCCGGTACTTTGCTGGCGGGTCTCTCTGATTTCGACGTAGATGTTGGTGATCTGTCGGAAGTTCTCGATGACCTTACTTCTACTGTTCCGGGCGGGCTATCAAGTGATGAGCTTGATGTTGCATTGTCGGATCTGATTGCACCACCACCGCCTCCGCCCCCACCTCCCCCGGTCGAGGAAGAAGAGATTCCGGTCGAGGAAGAAGAGATTCCGGTCGAGGAAGAAGAGATTCCGGTCGAGGAAGAAGAGATTCCGGTCGAGGAAGAAGAGATTCCGGTCGAGGAAGAAGAGATTCCGGTCGAGGAAGAAGAGATTC